CTGGCAGACGTGCGTTGACGACAGTGGGGGGCGTTCGTTCGTTATGGGCAGTGCCCCCCGTTCCCTGCCGCCGCGTCGGCGGGCGGCGCGGTTATAAAACGCATGGATCCCTTAAGCTATAAACACCCAATAGCGCCAAAGAAATACAAGAATAAAATAAAAAACTCCGGAAACATATATAAAAAAAATATTATAAAAAAATGAGAACAAATTCCGGCAAAAATTTTGAAACCGTACAGGTCGATCCAGTATCTAACAATTATTATGTTATAATTCCAGAATGGGTTGCAAATGAACTCTCATGGTATGAAGATACAAAATTGGAGTATTGTGTAGAGGGGGGAGAACTTATTTTTTCTGAAGCAGAGGATTGACAATCTTCTATATAATACTGTATGATATTGAAGTAAATTAATTAAATTATGGCTAAAGGATTTACGGTAAAAGCAAAAACGCCACAAGTATCTCAAAAAGAACAAGAATGGGATTATGAGTTGGCAAGAGAAATGGTAAAGGGAAAATCCATTGTCTTTTGTCTACCAGGAAGAGGAGTATCCTACACATATCTCAAAAGTTTTGTCCAATTGTGCTTTGATTTAGTACAAGCAGGTGCAAGTATTCAAATCTCTCAAGACTACAGTTCAATGGTGAATTTCGCACGTTGTAAGTGTCTTGGTGCTAATGTTCTGCGTGGTCCAGATCAAGAACCCTGGGATGGAAAACTTGAATATGATTGGCAACTTTGGATTGATAGTGATATTGTTTTCAATAGCAATTCATTCTGGCAATTAGTTCTTATGGACAAAGATATTGCTGCTGGATGGTATTGTACGGAAGACGGTCATACTACTTCTGTTGCTCACTGGTTAGATGAAGATGACTTCCGAAACAATGGAGGAGTCATGAATCACGAAACCATTGAAAGCATCTCAAAGCGTAAAAAACCATTCACAGTAGACTATACTGGATTTGGATGGCTTCTGATCAAGAAAGGTGTCTTTGAACACGAAGAAATGAAGTATCCTTGGTTTGCTCCAAAGATGCAAGTCTTCGAATCAGGAGAGGTTCAAGATATGTGTGGAGAAGATGTATCATTCTGTTTGGATGCAAAGGAAGCAGGATTTGAAATTTGGTGCGATCCTCGTATTAGAGTTGGTCACGAAAAAACAAGGGTGATTTGATGTCTAACGACTCTTACAATGTCTTGTGTAAAGGACGAAAAATTTATACAAATCTTACAGCGGAAGAGTACTTCGATGTTATGGTGGATCTGGCAGAACAATTCTATCAGACAGGTTCACCAGATCCCAACGATATTGAAACTGAAATTATTGGAGATTAATTATGGCAGTAAAGGCAAAAACAGGTCTGAATAAAAATTCTTCTTATATTCCGGGTCCTCCTAAGAAGTCTCGTCAAGGAGAAGGTGGGGGTACTAAGTATGCAGCGTCTTCTCGCAATAAAGCACGGAAACCTTATAGGGGGCAAGGAAAGGGATAAGTGAAAGACCTTGAAGATTGGATAGAAGATATTAAAAAGTCACATCCAGATCTTAAGGGATTTTCAATATGTCCATTTGCAAAATCAAATACTTATAAAATAATAAAATCATCTATAAACGACATCAAACCTCTCAATGAAGAGTTTGGTGTCGTTATTTTTATTGTTGAAGATGATCTTAATTTAGATTATGGGCATCAAAAAATAAAAGAATTAAATCAGAAATACCCAAAATATAAATTTTTTGATGATTTTCGTGATGAAAATAGTTTTATAAATGATGTCCAGACCAACAATGGACGATATAATTTAATTTTATATCAAAATAAAGAATTTTTGACAAAAATGAGAAGTATTTTAGCAAAAACACAATATTATGATCTCTGGGAAGATGAGTACTTAAAAAAAATACTTGAGGACGACTATAAAATCGTGCAAAAATCAGAAATAAATAATTTTTTTACAGAAACCTGAGTTGGAAACTTTTTCGATGGGCAAGCACCTGCTTTTAGAGGTGTATGATGTAGATTTTTCTCTTTTGAATGATGTAATTTCTCTTCAGGAAGCAATGGAGGGGGGGATTAAACGGGCAAAAATGACAATTTTGAATATATTTTCGCACTGTTTTATACCTCAAGGATGTACGGTTGTAATTGCACTTGCAGAAAGTCATGTTTCTTGCCATACTTGGCCTGAAAATGGATGTATTGCCATCGATGTTTACACTTGCGGTGAGGGAAATCCGAAATTAATTGCTCTAGAACTTTTAAAATATTTAAATTCAGACAATTATAGTATACGGGAAATAATCCGATAAACTAGATATTAATAGGGAGATAGGAACCTCCTTTATAAAAGTTCTGTTTTATCTTTAAAACAGGAGAAAAAAATGTCTAATTTGCCAGTTGACAGAAACAAAGACTACATGTACCAAATGTGGGGAACAACTCATTTGGTTACTGATTATCAACAACCACAAAAAAGAATCATTCAAGAGATTATGCACGATTCTGCCCCCAAACATAACTTTGATAAGCAGGTCGAATTACATGAAAAAATTAGAAATGATGAAGATTATGATGATTGGGAATATGGAACAGAGCCAATCTATGGATCTTCATGGAAGTAGATATAAATAATGTTAGATTTTTTTGACAATATGGTGTTCTGATGCCACTAAATCAAAAAGTTAGAGTATCCAGATCTTTTAAAGACATTAGTTTATCCTTTGAACCTCATCCGGTTACAAAGGATATTCCTATATTAAAAAATGAAAATGCGATTAAAAGATCTGTTCGTAATCTTGTCGAAACCATTATTACTGAGAGATTTTTTAACTCTACACTAGGATCAAATGTTAGATCTACACTATTTGAATTTATAGATTATGCGAGCGCATCAGTGATACAAAATCAAATTGAAACGGTATTATTTAATTATGAACCAAGAATTGAAAATGTTCAAATAAATGTTATTCCATTTATTGATGAAAATTCATTTGAAGTAAACGTTATATTTGATATAAAAGGACAAGATTTTCCACAACAAAATTTCTCATTTTTACTAGAGGCAGCAAGGTAATATAAAATGCCTTTTACAAAATATACGAACTTAGACTTCGATCAAATAAAGACATCCATTAAGGATTATCTTAGAGCAAATTCTGATTTTACAGATTTTGACTTTGAGGGATCTAACTTTTCGACTTTAATTGATGTTCTGGCATATAACACTTATATTAATGCATTTAATGCAAATATGGTTGTTAATGAATCGTTTCTAGATTCTGCAACCGTAAGGCAAAATGTTGTTTCTCTAGCAAGATCTATTGGATATGTTCCTAGATCTAGAACATGTTCTAGGGCATTAATTTCATTTAGTGTTCAAATACCATCGGATAGTAATACTGGAACACTGACACTTAAAGCGGGATTAGTTTGTGTAGGTAAACTAAGAGATAGTTCATATGTCTTTTCAATACCAGAAAATATAACAACAACGGTAGATCAGAATAATTTTACTGCTACATTTGAAAATGTAGAGATATATCAAGGTACTTATCTGACGCAAACTTTTAATGTTGATGGATCTTTAGATCAAAGATTTATATTAGATAATTCTTTTATTGATACATCAACAATTGTTACTAGAATTAAGGCTCCAAACTCTGATGGTGATGGAATAAAGTACTCATTGGTTGACAATGTAATCAATATTACTGGTGATTCTGAAACATATTTAATTCAAGAGATTCAGGACGAAAAATATGAATTGTTATTTGGTGACAATATTTTTGGTAGAAAAGTTATAGATAAATCAATAATTGATGTTAGTTATATCGTAACTGATGGAAAAGAAGGAAATGGTGCTAGGCAGTTTGCTTTTGCGGGAGATTTTATAGGATCAGAAAAACAGCAAATTATACCAATTGACTCTATCAATATTCAAACTATTATACCGTCAATTAATGGTGGAGATATAGAACCAGTAGATTCTATTAAGTATTTTGCACCTAGACTATATTCTTCCCAGTATAGAGCTGTTACTACAAGAGATTATGAAACGATAGTTAAAGACATTTATAGAAATGCAGAAGCTGTTTTAGTCACAGGCGGCGAAGATTTAGACCCACCTCAGTTTGGAAATGTTTTTATAAGCATTAAACCTATTAACGGAGATTATGTTTCGGATTTTGATAAAATACAAATATTATCAAAATTAAAACAGTATTCTCTTTCAGGGATAAAGCAAGAAATTATTGATCTTAAAATATTATATGTTGAAGTTGATTCTGCAATTTATTATAACCCATCAAACACTTCAAGTGTTCAAAACTTAAAGACAAAGGTTATAGACACATTAAATCTTTATGCAACATCTTCTAATCTTAATACATTTGGTGGTAGATTTAAGTATAGTAAGTTAATGCAAACAATTGATAATAGTGATTATTCAATTACTTCGAATATCACTAAAGTAATAATGAGAAGAAACTTAAGAGCATTAGTTGGAGATTTTGTTCAATATGAATTATGCTTTGGTAATGAATTCCATATCAATCCAGAGGGTTTTAATATAAGAAGCACTGGATTTAAAGTTTTTGGGGAATCAGAAACCGTTTATTTAACAGACGTTCCCAATAAAAATCCCGATGGAACATTAGATGATAGTGGAATGGGAACTATTTCAATAGTAAAACAAAGTTCAACTTCCAATTTAAACCAAGTTGTAGTTAAATCCGCAGGAACAGTAGACTATACTAAAGGTGAGATAATGTTGTTTACTATAAGAATAGAGTCCACCGACAAGGAAAATGATGTCATAGAAGTTCAGGCTTTTCCAGAATCTAATGATGTCATCGCTCTTAAAGATTTATATTTGGTCTTTGACGTATCTAAGAGTGATATAAATATGGTTAATGATACAATATCATCCGGCGAAAAGACATCTGGTGTTGGTTTTAAAGTTACTTCAAGTTATTCAAACGAAGAATTAAGAAGATTAAAATGATAAAGACAGGATTTGAAAGAAGAGTAAAAGTACAGCAGATTATTCAAAATCAGCTTCCAGAATTTATTTTGGATGAAAGTCCAAAAGCAGTAGATTTTTTAAAACAATATTACATTTCCCAGGAATATCAAGGTGGACCATCCGATATTACTGAAAATTTAGATCAATATTTAAATTTAAATAACTTAAGACAAGAAATTATACAGGGGAAAACTACACTAGTTGGAGATATTGATAATAATTCGGATATTATTGAAGTTGAGAGCACTAAAGGTCTCCCGGAAAAATATGGTTTAATCCAAATTGATAGTGAAATAATTACATATACTGGAATAGAAGGAAATAGACTAACTGGATGTGTTCGTGGATTTAGTGCTGTAACTTCATATACTGATCCCTCTGATGCACAATCCCTAGTATTTTCTTCTTCGACGAGTAGTTTTCATAAATCGGGATCAGAAGTAAAGAACCTAAGTGCTCTCTTTTTACAAGAAGTATACAAAAAAACAAAGTCATATCTTATTCCCGAATTAGAAAATGTTGATTTTATTCCAGAGTTAAACGTATCTAACTTCTTAAAGCAATCAAAAGATTTTTATAGTGTAAAGGGAACACAAGAATCTTATAGAATTTTATTTAAAATTTTATACGATGCAAATCCAACAGTATTAGATCTTAATAATTTATTGCTTACACCTTCGAATGCAGAATATTCTAGAAGAAGAGTAGTTGTTGCTGAAAGAATTTCTGGCGATCCTCTAAGGTTAATAGGGCAAACTATTTTTAGTTCAAGAGATCAAAATATATCCGCATCAGTTTCTGAAGTTGAATTATTCACAAAAAATAATAAAAATTACTATAAAATTGGTTTGTTTATTGGTTATGATGATGATATAATTTTAGGAG